TATTTTGGAATCCTGCCATAGCTGCTTCTTGTGCTGCTTGTGAATGTGCTTGTGCTCCTTTTTCTAATAATAAATCATAAGGTACACCACTTTCTAGTGTGCCCTGTCCAATTTGTGATGCTATATCTTGAGTCGCTGCTTCAGTAAAGTCTGCTGCTACTTGTTCTCCTGTTGATGCTGCACCAGAACCTATTTCTCCAAAAATATTACCCATACCATAACCCATAATTCCAGACATAATGCCTTTCTCAAGATCACCTGTCTCTGCCCACGTTCCGAGTGCTGAACCTATAGCTCCTGCTCCCGCAGCCCCTAACATAGTACCACCAGCTAATCCCGGCAGAAATGCACTTCCGAGCAAGCTTCCCAGTAAAGCTCCTACAAACATTTCTGGTTGCCCAGTCTTAGGATTTATAGTCATCGGCATTACCGAGGCTATTCCTTGAACTTCTTTAGGGTTCATATGTACAAGCATAGAATCGCCATAGCGACCCATTCCTGCTAATTGTTGTGCTTGTTTTCTAGCATCCATATTATCTTTCCTCTTTAGTTTCACAACCAAATACATTAAAACTCATATCTACTGCACTCGTATAAACCTTTAAAACATCTGTTTGATTTAGTGTAATACCTATTACTATAGTTAGTGAATCATTTGCTGCTACTGACTTATCGTAATACAAATATTGTTTGTCATCTGCTCCCGCACCTGCAACATGAACACTTAATCTAAAAGTTATAGCCGAACCCGTTCTATTAGCCGCTACAATAGAGCTTATAGTTGTTTGTGTCATATCTGGCACTGTATAAAGCGTAGTTGTTGTAGTAGCAGAAGGGTCTACCTGACCTAATACTTTTAAGATATCAGCCATTAACTAGCTCCCATTAATAGAAACTGATGTCTTCTAATAGAACGACTTGTCACACTTTGATTCATGTCCTTCAGAAGTCTAATTTCAACTTCCATATCTAGTATAGATTGTTCTAATTGTCTTCTCGTAATAGACTCATTTAACTCATCATACTCAGTAGTTGCTACAGGTAATGCTAATATTGCTTTATTTGAAGGCATATTTATTTTCTCCCATCTGGTCTCATATTAATCCTAAAAGCTCCTAATCTCCAGCCAAAACCAGCACCAGAACTAGAAAATCTTAATATAGCTTGACGAGTTCTAGCTCTAATATAAGCTTGAGTAAAACTAGGAGTAACTGCACTTGTGCTTAACGTTGTAGTCTCTGTTAATGGATAATCGGTTCCCTTTACAGTAACTGTGACTTCATCTGCACTCTCTGAATTCTTAAATTTAAGATCAGGAATAATCTTATCTATAAACATATAGCGATCACCGTCTGGCTCAAGATCAAAGTCTGCTGTTTCTATAAAAGCACTTAAAGCACTTCCGTCAGCATCATCTCCAACTTCCTGTTGATATAAATAATTAGAATCACTATCTGTTGTCTTGCCTGTAGCTAGAGGATAGTCTAAAGAGTGTGCCTCTATCCAAGAAGTTCTTGTAAAAGAGTCTGCGTTAGTTCCTATAGCCCAAACATTCTCCAGATAATTGTAAATAACATATCTATCTATTTCATCTGAACTAGATGAAGGATAGAACCACATGACTTCATTTTTATCTACATTACTGGTAGCAAAAATTTTATATGCTTGAGCTTGGTTCAAATCTGAAAATATGTAATCTTGAACTGCACATGGCAACGCCTGAACACTACCTGAATAGAAATAAAATCCACCTCTATCCATAAAAAACACTTTATTATCAGCATTAACACAGGCTTTAGGAGAAATTAAAGAAGGACCTTGTGCTATCTCATTAAATGCAAATATAAAAGGTGCTCCTACAAATCTCATTGTATGAACGCCAGCATCTGTCCATATCAATATCTCTTGTCTAGTTCTTAAGGCTCCAATAATTAAAGAACCAGAAGATAATACTTGCCCTCCTGCTGTATTAGTAGAAGTTGGTGTCCAGTCTATAGCACTTTCTTGATCAGACCATCTAACCAAAAGAGGATCAAGAGAGGTAGAACCTATGGCATTAGAACCAAAACAAATAATATGACGGTCAATATCAGATACCATTATTTGTATAGATTTAACTGGAGCATCACTAGCACCAGACAAACCACTAAAAGGAACTGCTCTAGTAGTTAATCCAGAAGATTCGTCCCAATAATAAATTCCTCCTAGTCTAATGCTTCCTATTAAATCATCACCAAAATTATCTTGTGACCATATTCTTAATTGCGTACTGGAATCTAAAGCTGATGCAGAACCCCATGTACTGCTAGAATCCCAAGTACCCACACCAAAACCTGTAGAGGGAACATACATATCCAAACCTGCATTAATTTGATACGCTCCAACTACACTACTTCCACCGTTACCAGAATCAGAAGAATTGGCTGTTACTGTATCTCCTGATGTATCTTTAGCAGTAAAAGTAAATGTATTAGTAGTAACAGATACAATCTGATACTCTTGATTAAGAACATTTGCAACAACATTACCGCCTAAACTAGCAGCACCACTAAAAGTTACAAAATCATTAATTTGTGCTCCGTGAGAAGAATCTGTTGCAGTAATTGTCGAACTTCCATTAGTTGCAGAAAATGTTACGTCACCAGCAGATGTTGTAGAGCGTAATGGTGTAATATCGCTAAAAGTATTACCTTCTTTTGCATACCATTTTAGATGAGTTCCTACTCCCAAATACTTTGTTTGAGCGGCATCCTTCCATGAGTGTAAGCTTCTACAAGTTCCCAAAAATGTATTAAGTGTGTCTTTAACCCAACCTCCTATCTTTTCAGGCAAACCACTACGAAATCTTATTTTATCAGAATTATACCATCCACCTTCTTCAGAATATTCGGTACCTTCTCTTCTTATTCCGGGTTTAAAGATATACTTTCTTAACATTATCCCCTCAATACCCTGTCTCTTAGCCTAACTGCTCTGTCTCCTACTTGACTTGACCATTTTGAATCCATCATCTCTATTGCTGCTTTTTCCCAATCAGAAACTTGCATGGCACCAATAAACTTTTTAAATCCACTTAAACGAGGATGACCTAAGTTAAAGCACATATTGGCTAAAACTCTTTGTCTGTTATCACTTAAATTACGCCACCAAGGTTCTTTCATATCTAATTCATCACAAACAATTTTAATATCATTATTTAAGCACTCCATAATCCTATCTTCAGATACAGGAGTTCCTAAAGGCTTGCCATATTCTTCATCTTTTTCAGTAATTAAATGTCCTACACCAAAAGTAGGATAACCTAAATGATCATTATAAATTTCATAGACATATCCTTCGTCTGCAATAAGTTCTTTCATTAACTTTTCTTCATCCATCTTCGTTTTCCTCGTCATCAAGACTTCTATAGTATTCAACAATAGCCAAAATATCTCTCGTATAACGCTTAATTTCTGCCATATTATTACTAATGTTCTCATAATCTTTAGTAGTAAGTGCATAATAAGCCTGTCTCGGAGCCTTTCCTTCTTCTACCAGTTGTAGATATTCTTGTAATATCTCTGGTGTTAATATCTCCCAATCCACAGTAACCAGTTGCATTTCCATTGGTAATGGAGGATGAAACATAGGCGGTCTTTCTTCTATATTCACTACTTCCACTGGTTTTGTCTTTGCTCCTCCAAACTGAAACATAGAACAAGCACTTAAAGTTAATAAGATAAAAGACATGAATAAAAATTTAATTATCTTCATCTACTCGCCTCCATCGCCATCTACTTTTTTTTTACCCTTAACATCAGGTTCTTCAACTTTATCAAATTGATTAGGATTAGTAAGCTCTACTAAACCATCAAAAACACGCTTAGTTGCCTTATTAACCTTACCTTCCAATAACTTTGGCTTTGCCATAGCTAAAGCATCTAAGTCATGTCGAGCAAATGTTTGTTTTAAAGCATTTACTTCACGCATACTTTCTTGATTTTTCTTAGATAGATTATCTATCTGAGCGTAAGTTTTTTTCTGCTCTGCTAATTGTTTTTTTATCTGCTCATTTTGTTTCTTAATTTCTCCCTCAAGAACAATAGCGTTACCCTTTAAAATAGCAATTTCATCATTAAGTTTTCCAATCCAGAAGTAAGAACCTCCAGCAACTAATAATAATGCTATGCCCAATCCGATTGATAATTTCATTTATGCTCCTTAAAAAACCTTCCCCTGCCAATCTAAAGCAGGAGCAGACTGACTCAGACCAACAGGGGTCGGCTAGTTTGCTAATGGATTTCCGCTACTATCTTCTATCTTAGATATATCTTCTTCTGCCTTTCTCATTGCTACAGACAAACCTTCTATTTGTGCTTTTAAAGTGCTGATATCTGGTATTTCTATACCATCTATTTCCTTTTCAAGATATTCCACTGAAGTTTCTATACTTGCGAATCTTTGCTCTATTGCTTGTTGGGCATCTTCTGTCTCACCTAATCCACCTATTTTATTTTCTAGATTTTCCAATCGGTTGACATAACCTGCACCTGCATAACCGAAACCTGCTAATGTACTTACAATAGTTGCTAAAGCAATTAGCTGTCCTGCTTTTGATTTAAACCATTCCATATTTTTCTCCTATAAATTAGGTTGTTGATTAATAATACTATTCATCATACTTATATTGGTTCTAGCTAATCCATAAAAAGCATTTATATTGTCAGAAATTGATACATCAGTATAAATTTCTTTAGGCTCATACCAAGTTTGTGCTTTTGGTATCTCTGCCTCCCTATAAGTATCAAATCCCGGAACATAACCTAAGAAAGCAACTAAAGTAGTTTGGTCAGCATACTGTCCTGTTTCTTCTTGTTCACTTTCTGCTTGTTCTTGTTGTTCTTTTATATTTTTAGCTACTATTTGATCAGCTATTTGGTCGGCTTCAGATGTAGTCATAACTCCTGAAATCGCAGTATCTATTTGACCTTGCATATCATTAACTTGTACATCAGCCATAACTATTTGCGGGTTAGCATCAAGCGTAGGCATGGGCGTAACAACCACTGATACATTACTTACTGCACCTGTATCAGAGCTCATTGACAAGACAGTATTAGTTTGAACAGAAGCTGAAGCAAATTGGTCTGACATACTAGGAGAGCTACTGGTACTAAAACCACCACCACTTGATGATGACGCAACAGCACTAGCAACTCCTGTATTTCCAGAACTGCTTCCAATTACGGA